CGGGATTGTGGCTTCAACGATGATTGTACGGTAGTATTGTGTTCCAGAATAGATGATGAACGCAGGCTCCATCGTAGGCATCTCAATTGTGTAAGTATTGCCATCAGGAGCAGAAGGCCCGCCGCTCACAGTAATGTAATAAGGTGTACCGGAACCAATGCCATACACCCGCTCGCCAAGGCAGGTCTGTTGGTATCCAGAAACGCCGCCACCATTGAATGTTTGCGTGCCACTAATGGCCCGATAACGAGGAAGCGTCTGATTGACAAACTTTGGGTATTGATTCCAAGCAAGGTAGAAAGCTTGAATCGTAGCCCATTCCGTTGGATTCCACAGGGTGTATGTAAGCGCAGGAATGGTTGATGATGTCTGATAAGAAACCTTTATTGTCGCATCCACCATCGCATCGACAGGTGGCGATTGATAGATATCAAAGGATGTTCTGGTGGCACTAAGCAAGGTGGCGCTAGTGGCAATGGCCTTGGCCCTGCCGGGATATTGAAACGGCCTTTTGGTTGTGTATGACAAGGCAACACCGGAAGTTGGGTCTCCACCGGAAATGCTTTGCATACAGCTAACCGTCCATCGCGTGACGCCATCAATGTCATCATTATCCTTTGCCATGAGGACACCAACGGGGAGCATAAACGTTCCATCGTAAGCCTGTCCAAGACTTACCCATGTTTCAATACGAAGACCACCATCGCGTGGTTGAGTGCGTTTTTCGATGACACCTCTACCTTCAGCCCAACGACGGTCATAAATGGTAACTCCGCTATCTTCCCGGCTGCTGTCATTGATAAGTACAACGGTCCCACCAATGCTTGCGGAAGGAGCAGCGGGAGCACCACCAAGCGCAGTCGTCCGATAGATGATCAGCTTTCCCTGATTGTGGGTTTCCTGATCGTTGCTAATGACACCAAATCCCTCGGCCCATGTGCTGCTGTAAAGCGTATATCCATCCTCAAGGCGGGTGCTTTGCTCAATCAAAACAACCGTGCCACCAATGGTTGCGGAAGGCGTTGTCGGAGCAGCATTAAGCCTTTGGCGCGTGTAAACAACCAGCTTGCCTTTGTTGCGGTAATCAACTGTTTCAATGATATTGCTAGTTGTGACGCCCTTAGCCCAGACAACTGTCCACACCCGATAGCCATCGCGGTCGGCATATTCCTGAGAAACAATTGTTCCACCGGAAAGCGGGTCGGTTGTGGGCTGTGTGGTTACGGAAGGATTTGTAAGCCAAACAATGGTGCTACGAAGGAGCGATCCACTAAGCCGGGTTTCCGAGGATTCGCTAATCTTGCCATTCCCCTTGGCATAGGAAGCTGTCCAAACGCGATAGCCATCCTGATCCGAATAGCTGTAAGAAACGTTCGTATAGCCAGTAGGGGTAGCAATGGGATTGGTTGTGACGGAACTATCCGTTAGATAACGGATTGTCCTGATAAGCAGGGCTCCGTTGTTCTTGATCTCGTCATCTTGGCTGATCTGCCCAAGCCCCTTTGCGTATGTGTACGTTGTCGTTTCCAGCCCATTGGGGTTCTCCACGCGGGTGGAAATAAGCGTGTATCCCGTAGGAGGATTAGGGCTGGGTGCATCATTCAGATAGACCAGCGTCTTGAGCAGCAACGCACCATTGTTCTTGGTCTCGTTGGTCTCCAGCAGCAGTCCCTTGTTGATGTAAACGCGGCGAATCTGGCGAGTCGTGCCGTCATCCTCCATCGTTTCAGAACGAAGGATGCACGTAGGGTCATACGTGGACGTTGTGGTGCCTACAGTCTGAGGGACATACGTTCCGCTAGACATCTGCACCCAGTCGGCAATGACCGTTTTAAGGCCATTCTCGCCATACTGTACGTCCTCTAGCCCTACCTTGGTCTCTGTTGCCGCGTTCCTGACCTCGTAGGTCTTGACGATGGCATCCTTGCCCTCAATACGGGCCATGCCTCGCTTGACCAGCAGGGCTGTACCAAGCCCAAGATCGGTCGTTCCGACGCTTTCCGTTACCTCGGAGTAGTCGCGGTCGCCATGACCGGCAGCAATGTACCGCGTAATCCTAATTCTCCCATCAGGGAGAACTTCAACATCTGGCTTACGTAGCTCGCCGGGCCGGGTATAGGTGAGATTCATGGGAAGTTTCCTTCCCTATTCTACCCTATCCCTTACTTCGCGGAGCGTCGGGAATAGTCCACTCCCTTGATAGTGCCCTTATTCTTGGAAGCGTAAAAGATGTTCTTGGCCTTCTTGGAGCCGTACTCCTTGACCATCGCCGCCATGATTTCCTTACCCTTCTTTGTCAGGGGCATATTATTTGCAGCACTTACGGTTGGTGCAGCCGTTGTTCTTAACCTTGCCGCCGTATTCCATCATCCGCTCCTTCTTGCCCTCGGAGCGTTCGTGCCGCATCTCCTGCTTCTTCGACTTATAGCGTTCGCCAGATTTGCTCATGGCCGTATTTTACCCTACTTGGTAGCTTCCCGGCTCCACTTCCACACCAGATAGGCAATGCCGAGAAGGGTGCCAATAATGCCAAGGATCTGATTAACTTGCCCCAAAGCCGTAGCAGATACGGTTGGGATTGACGCGATTACGAGATCCTTGGCGTGAACGTTCATGGGTTTACCCATATTACCATCCACGGTTGGAAACTTCGGTCTCCAAGCGTGTGATGGTACGCATCGCTTCGCTTGTCCAATTCGGTGCTGCTTGTGCTGCCGCCTTGAACTCAGCATGATTAAGGAGAGGGAGGGTGTTGTCCGACGCCATTCTTGGCATCCGGTTGCAACACCCCCCCAGCATTAGCAATGGCATCATCATTACGCCGATTTTTGCCAAGCTCATTGCTTATGTTCCTTGAGGCTATGACAGCCCCTACGGCGTTCAAAAGGGCTGTAATGGCCCTTAGAATGGCCGTAATGAGGCTCACAGAACCTCGCCAGACCCGCCATTCTTCTTGGAGAAGACGGACCACACGGCAACACCAACCGTAGCCAGAGCGCCGGTCACTTCGGGGGTAAGCAGACCTGTGATGTCCAGACCCTTACCGGCAAGGTAGCCAGCAAGGGCGGCAAGAACAGCGCGGATGACGCCAGCAATCGTGTTATTCATGGTTAGTCCTTCTTCTCTTCCACCAAAGGCTGGAGGGTGTTGAGCGCCTTGGCGATCAGTTCATGTTCCTGACGGGTGCCGCGAAAAACCACAGCAACCTGAGCGAGAATATCGAGAGCCTGCTTGGGAGTGATAGTGTCCATGTCCAATTGCTTATGAATTCCGGCAATATGTCAAGTCTTAGGCCCGTGTCAGGTTGAGATTGGCAGCAATGGCCGTAAGCTGATACTCATCGTCATCAGCATCAGCAGGCCAAGCAGCCCATTGGGCCTGAGTCATGTTGATGTTTCCATCCTTCAGTACAATCACGGTATCGGGATTGCCATCAACACCGGGAGTGACGGTCTGGAGCTGGTAGTAGTAGGACGGCGGCGGGCCAAGGTTGCCAGCGCGGACATAAAGCACATTAGCCGTGCCGGGATAGACAGTAACCGGGGAGATGTAGGTTTGCATGGTGATTAAAGTAGAAGCCAAGCGGCACCAGTCGAGTAAACAGCGCGTTTGACTGCGCCGCCGCCAGTCGGGGCGGTGCCGCTGCCGGTGCCGGCAGCGTTGGTAGCGTCTGACACGAAAACGATGCCGTAGGTGTTGCCGGCAGCGGCGGCGGGGAGGGTGGCCACCGTGTAGGATTTGTGGATGACGATGCCGGAAAACGTAGTGTTTAGTGACGTGTCACATTTCAAAGCGGTCGAACCGCTAATTCTTATTGAAAAAGGTATAGAAACTCGAGGTTCTACAAATGATTCTACTGTATCAAAATATAACCAACCGTAGTCCGTTGTGCCACGTTGCAATTTTAATGCCGTTGCACCTCCGGTTGTTGTAGATAGAGCAAAGTAATTAGTGTCGATGCGGTAAAAACTCCAATCCGTCCCAAACCCAATGCCGCCTGCGCTGGTGGTATGCGTGGCGAGTTGGATGATGCCGTTGGATGAATTGGTGCCTGTGCCGACAAGCACCGTATTGTCCAGCCGAGTCTTGCCTGCATTCCAAAGACCATAGCTGTTCGTGATCGTCTGATTGGTGCCTTGAGTAGGACCTCCAGCAATGTAAATGGTAGTAGCGTCCGTAGTCGTGACGCTTGAATTCGTCGCGGCAAGAGCTGGTTGCCTAAAGTTATGGAATACTTGAGACGCGACCGTTCCAGAAGCAGCGGTGCTATTGTCTGTAACCGTCGCCGTATTCCACGATGTGAACGCGCCAACCGTTGAACTGGCGAGATATGGACTTGCACTTTGTCCTTGCACAAGATGCTCCATCCTCCCGCCCAAACTTGGTCCGTAAATGTTAAAGATATTTGCAGCACCAGAAGTTCCTTCGCCAGCACCTGCGGAATTAGAAAAAAACTTAAATTGGCCAGATATGATGTTCAGCGAGAATGGCGCTTGAAGCTCTGTGCGATTGGATCCAGCCACACCGTCATTTGTATATGCAGTTCCATTTACGGCCAAACGTCCGTTGTATGATCCGTTACCGAAATTAAGCGCCGCTTGTGCGGTAGTTCCAGTAGAAGAGTTGGTAAGGGTTGCGGATGTTGCATTAACATTGCCGCCCGTGTAGAGCGCCCCCGCCACACCCACGCCCCCGCCGACCACCAGCGCACCCGTCGTGGTGGAGGTGGAGGCGGTGGTGTTCGGAATGCTGACATATGACACCGCGCTGCTCGATCCCACAATCGAAATGGCAGTCGCAGCCGAATTTCCGTCATCCGACACAAAACGGAGATTTACCACACCATCGGATTGATTGATAAAATCAAACCCGCGGGCATTGGCCGTCGAAAGAGAGCGCACTAGGCTGACTCGCGGAGCGTTGCTGACCGTGTGCAGAATGGCGTTTGCGGTTCCAACGCCAATCGTGCCGATGCCGGTGCCGCCCGAGGAAATGAGGTTGCTGCCTGCGTAAACTGCCCCCGCCACCCCCACACCACCGCTTACCACCAACGCACCAGTGGTCGTGGAGGTGGAGGCGGTGGTGCTGCTAACCGTTGCTTTCGCCGCAAACGTCGCGTTCTGGCTGGTGTCAAGCGTTAGGGCGGTGGTGCCATTGTTCGTCTGAAGAACCAGCGAAGCGCTCGCAGTCAGTTGAAAATTAGTCCCGCCCGCAACAATGTACCCGATTGGCGAACCATTGTTGAGGAAGAAGAAATTTGTTGAGCCACCGCTATTCAGCGAAAGCGCATTTGAACCGCTGCGGTAAAGACTGACATCCGTTCCAAACCCAATCCCGCCCGCGCTGGTGGTGTGTGTGGCGAGTTGCAGCTTGCCGTTGCTGCTGTCGGTGGCGGTTCCAAGCAGGGTATTTCCATCAACAACGATCACATTGCCAAAAGCCAATTTGATCGGATTTGCACGAATATACAGACCATTGATACCAGAACCAAGGTCATTCAACGAATCCAGAGCAACGCCGACACCGCTGCCATTAAGCAAAGAATACGGGCGGCAATGAAGGTTTCCATTGGTCTCGGTACGAACATTAAACTTACCAAGCCCAGTAACGCCAGCAACATTGACTCCACCAGTACCACTCGGAGTCAGCGTGATGCTCGCATTTGTCCCCTGTCCCGCAACAATCGACGCACCGCTGCTGCCGCCGTTCAGCGTAAGATTGGTGGCGCTCTGAGCCGTGATGCTGTTGACGTTGGTGATCGCGGTCGGAAGCGAGAGCGTTACATCCCCCGTGGACGACGACGCAACAATCTGGTTGGTCGTGCCATTGATGGACGTAATGGCATCCGTGTTGTCCACCTTCTGCCATACCGCTCCATTGAAGATGGCCCAATCTCCCACAGTCCATGTCGTTACACCATTCAGATTGGTGCTACCACTTGTGGAAACGACATAGTAATAGCCCTTCGTACCAACGCTAGATGTCAGCGCGGGGCTATTGGCAGACGCATCCCACGTACCTTGATAGCTCACCTGACCCTCAAGGGCCAGATTGGGAGGGTTCTGAATGAGAAGCGTCTTAAAGATGTCCATTTTAGAGGAAGTTCAGCTCTTGAATCTCAACGATGACGTCGCTGGCTGCTGTGCGGATGGCCTTGGCTTTTGACGCCATTGTGCGTGTCCAATAGGCCGAGGCCCCATCCGTATAAAGGAAACCAAATGAAGCCGTGGGTGTGGCTCCGTCAAAAGTCACCCGGCAATTGCCACCATTGAACTGCACCAGCACATGGGTGGTATCGCCTTGCAGGGCAAAATTGACAATGGAGACAGCCGCGCTGCTAACCGTGCGCTGCGTGTGAGCCGCATTGTTCTGCGGAATAGCCTGAGAAGGCGTATTGACGATTTTAGCGTTAGCCATGTTAGTAGGTGAACTGGCTCATCACAACGTGGGAAGTATTGCCGCCTGTGGCCTTGAACTTGGCAACACGGGTAGATTCCTTGCTCCACCAAGCATCGTGAGGAACAATGAGGTGATGTCCGTTTGTCGAGGACGGAGTGGACCCGTCAAACGTCACATAGCAATCGCCACCTGTAATTGTGATGTAGCAACAGGTAGTCTTGTAATCAAGGGCCTGTGTGAACGACGAAACCGCACCGTTTGTAACGTCAATGGTTTGGCCGAGATTGCCGTCATTCGGGACGGGATAGAGATTAACAACGTAGGAGTTCATTAGTTGCGGCGGTAGGCGCGATTGACGTGGGTTGAAATTCGGTGGGCAACAATGCCTGTGGACCTTGTGACATCCACCTCGGCAAGTTCATTTTGAAGAAGATCATCAGCCATTTTCTCTTCTGTCAACGCTACATCATTCTTGCCATCAGACCTCAACCAATCGGCATAAGCCCCTTGGGCAATGTAGTCCTGCCATTCCTCAGGGATATTGGTCGAGGCATCCGTATAGGGTCCGTCCCAGTTCTTGCGATAGCTGACGTAGGCAGATGTCGTGGAAGCCGATGTATCGTTGATTAGATGGGCTCCATCGTAAGAGACATAGAACTCAAGCTCGATGGACGAATACTGGTAGAAGGGCTGGTAAACTTTGTGAACACGGATAAACTTATCAATCGTGCTCTTGCCAACCTCCGTAAAAGGAATGATGTTATTGGTGATTGTACGAGACTCGCCAACAATCAACCAACGGGGCCAGAAATCGCAGGCTTCATAAGCCATCTTGGCTCGGCGATTGATGAACTCCTTGATGTTGGCTTGCGTATCCACAGTCGGAGACGTAATGCCACCAAGGGCCTTCACCCTATTGTAAATAGACGTATAGGAAACGTTTTCCATTAGAGTTTGTTTACGGCCAAATGCGGAAAGCGTTTCTGATAATCCTTAATGAATTCCTTGCTGGTGATTTCCTGATGGCCGTACTTGCGGCGCATATTAAACCATTCCCACGCAGGGGTTACCGAAAGATGGCGAAGGTTTTTGAACCCAAACTTGGCAGCTTCCTCGCACTTCTTGGCGTGTTCAGCACAGATTTTCTCCCGATTGTTCTCAAGGTTCTGCTTTAGCTGAATACCCGTCGTTATCTCGCGGATCAACGCACGGTTGATTTCGCCATCAGAATAACGAGGAAGTGCGGTGATGATGTCCATAAAAAAGCCCGTGCGGCATTTTACCACACGGGCTTAGGGTTTATAGGCTAACAGCTATCAGGTGACCGCTGTGATCTTGCCGTGGGCCAGCGGGCTGTGCACCTGAAGGGTCAGGGCGCAGTCCACATAGCCACGCTCACCACCACCCTGATTCGGGACGCGGGTCGAGCCAAGGCTCAGCAGTTCCGCAACGCCGATGTAATTCGGGTTGAGGAGGTAGCCACGGGACGAGTCGGGGAGACACACGGGGTTGCCGTTGATCACCGTGATGATGCCGAAGTCGGAATCATAGGTGTTCACCGACAGGGTGATCTCCTTGTCCACCGCCATCTGATTGACGTGATAGACGTTCTCGTTGCTGTTGTTGTCCGAGCGGGCAAAGCCCGACACCGTGCGACGGAGGGTCGTGCCAGCCACCAGCGTCAGGGCATCCACCGTACCCGTCTGGGTGAAGATGGAGGCGACGAGGCCGTTGAACACGTTCTCAGTCAGGGTCGTGCCGCTGCTGTTGATCGAAGCCGCCGGGGTACGGAAGTTCGACGGAACATCAGCCGGGCCGCTGGACTTGATCCAGTCGCCAAGACCGCGGCTCTGGTAACGGGCCGAAGCGCCGTCTTCAACCGAGCGGTCCTGATCGCCGCACAGCGTCTTCTCGATGTCGCGCTTGGTCTCGCGGATCGCCTTGGCCTCGGCCTCAGCAATGCGGGCGGGACCAACGGACTCCACAGCCTGCTGAAGCTGCGAGACCATGTAGTCACGACGGAAGAGCTGGACGTAGTTGCCCAGACGCGCACGACCGGCAAACTTGTCGGTGTACGTCGAGATGTCCGCACCCTCCTGAATGCCCGTCGAGGACGGGGAGGCAAGAACGTCCACAGTCCACTCATTGAAAGTGGCCGTAGCCTTGCTCTTGTTAGCAAGCGAGAGGACCGGGGTCTCCTCGGGAGCCAGAATTGTCAGAACGTCCGTCAGATCCTCGCGGTTAGAAACGCCAGAACCGGGATTGGTGATATTGTAGGTATTAGAAAAGGCCATGATTAGATTTTGGTAAATTGAAGAGCGCGATATTTGGCGAAGTCCTTGTAACGTCCGGTTTTGTTAAACCGATCTGACAGGTCATTCAGCGCCCGGTTTTGACGAGACTGCGGGAGCGAGGATTCTGTTGACTGGCTAACTACAGGAGACGGCGGGGAGAGCCGGGCCGTGGGCTTTGTCTCCACGGAACGGCGACCATAGATGCTGTTAGCAGCATGGGCCAGCAGGTAGGGCAATTGGGCGGCAAAGTCAGGAGCAATCTTCTGGATTGTCTTGACGTTGTTATCGCTCATCAACGCCTCGTACTGCTTGCGGACATCATTGTCCTCTCCTTGAAGCCAAGGAAGCTCAGTCTTAGCCTTTGTGGTAAGGAGTTCCTTCATCTGTTCACGGTCGGCAGACAACTTGATCTGCTTACCCTGATCAGGAATGAAGACATCCTTAGCCTTGCGGGCTCGACGGACAACTTCCCGAAGCTCGCGCTTGGTGTATTCCCTGCCGTTTTCGTTTGTCACAACGTCATCGGCAGCGAGATCTTCACTTCGATCCAAGTGATTCTCAGCCCATTCCATCACCTCCACGATCTCTTGATATTTGGAATCAAGTTCGTCCTTGGCTGTGACGTTGGCGTAGGGATTGTCTTTCACCTTCGCCTCAAATGAGGTTTCCTCGCGCTTGGCAATTTCTGCCTTAAGAGAAGCCAGTTGTTCCTCGGCAGCTTTCCGCTTGGCTGTCAGTTCCCCAAATCGGGCAACAGCCTTGCTACCGAGCTTCTGGGCAAGCTCCTTAAGCTCTGCCTCGCTCATGTTTTCCAAGTCAATATCCTTTGAAAGAACCTCCGATTCCTCACCAATCGGCTCCTCCTTAGGCTTCTCCTCAGGCTCTTCATTCCGAGGTTCATCCTTTGGGGGCTCCGATTCAGCGGGAACCGCCTCTGCGGGCTCTTGCTTAGGCTTCTGGGGCGATTTTTGCGCCTCCATAATCCCAGTAAGGGCCTTGAATCGGGCAGCAATAAGCTCGCTGCTCGACATATTCTTACCCACAGGTTTTTGGTCGGCGCCTGCGTTCGCCGTTTGGACTTCAGTAGACATTAGTGGTGCCGTCTTTACGCCACGGGCATTGCGAAGCCCGTATTGTAGCACCACCTAGCTACTGGGGTAGGCCCTGAGCCCGGCGCATAGCCCTCTTAGCCAAAAGGTCTGCATATCCGCACAATGTGAGGATCTCGTCGTAAGCCTGTATCTTGCCACTAATCTCCCTAATGCGGCCTTCTGTGGCCCTAGGAAGCTGCCCAATGAGGCTTTCCCGGCCAGCAGCCACCCAGTCAAGGAAGTCGAGGAACTGATCGCGGTCAGCCAGAAACTTAATCTGCTCCTCAAGGGGGTGCTTCTGCCTGTTAAAAAAGTTCATAAGTCCATTACGCTACGTGTTATGAAATCATGTCAATTCTTCAGTATTGACATGGTTTCGTAACACCCCCTCAAACTCCCCCCTTTCTTTTGGGGGTTTCTTTTATTTTGCGATTAACAACCCCAAGCTCGCCGGGACCAATAGTTGGCAGAGAGCTTGCCCTCGCCGCCCTTGATGCCAGCGGAACGGGCGCAATAGGAAGCCTTGCGGGCGGGTTGATCCTTTTTGATCGACATCGAAGGATCGCCAAAACGAACCAACTTCACCTTATTCCCCACCTTGGCTAACACCGCAGACTTCTTGGAACCGCCCGGTGTGCGCTTTGGCTGGTTGTACCCAGAAAACGTCATGCCGTGATACTTGATGCTCATGTTTGAATAGCTTGAGTGTTGACCTGACCCATCTGGGCAGGGGCTGTGCCGAGACGCCCAATCTGGGCGTTCTGCATCTGCTGCATGGCAAACTGATATTGCGTAACATACTTCTCAAGGCGGGCGCGGAATGCCTGATCCTGCTGAAGTCGTTGAGCAACATCAGGTTGCTGGGCATACTGCTGCACAACCTGCAAGGCAATCTGGGCACCATTGGGCCGGGCGCCCACCTCAATGCCAGCGTAAATCTTGGACAGGTCTTCCGTCACCTGCTTAACCACTTGCTGGGAAGCCTGTTCCGCAGGCTGAAGGATGGTATCCGCCATCACGGGATCAATGTTCGTAGCCATAGCCTCCAGCAGGCTATCCGCATTGATGCGACCATTGCGGTCAAGCTGGAGTAGGCTGACAAACTGATTGAGGCGAGCCTCCTGAGTATCGGGGTCATTATTGGTGACATCAAAGTTAATCTTGATGTCGAAGTCCTCGTCAGGGTTGCCCTTGTCAAAACGCATGGGATCAGCCACGCCCGTGACGCGGAAGAACACCTGATCGGGGCCAAACCGCTGGTAGCACTTGAACGCCAGCTTCAGAACATCCTGCGCGTGATTGAGGAACTTGTTGATGAAGAATTGCTGGCGAACAGCCGAGAGAGGATTCAAGGCATTGAGGCCAACAATGTCATCCGCAGCCATGACCATTGTCTTCTCCATCTCAACAGAACCGGGATTGTACTGAGGAGTAGGACCAAACGCAATCTCACCCATGCGGCGCACAGGAATAAACCTACCGGGGCCAAAGTCCGTGGGAGCATTTCCCGCCATGTGCATGATGGGTGGGAGCGTAGCCATGCTGTTACGGTCGATGCGGCTATCCCGCTCGGCCTTCACCTGATCCTGCGGACCCTTCAGCAGGTCCGTGAACGTCTGAACCTCGTATAGACGCTTGCTGTCATTACTAAGACGAGTAACGACGAAAGGATAATCGTTGTAACCGTTGAGGAGTTCATGCTTCGCAAAGCCGGGGATTTCGCCAATCCCAGAGAAGCGAGGATGGAAAACTGTAGCATAGATGCCTTCGCTTCCGTCCTCATGGTCAATAAGGCGCTGGAAGCCGTAAACGATTTCGATTAGTTCAGAAGCGTTGTACTGCTGGCGGTAACGCGCGTAGGACGTTCCGCGTGTGCCATAAACATTCTCAAGGTTGTAAGTGTTTACGCCCTTAAGATGCTCAATGACATGCTTCGCCCACTCTGCATCCCAGCCATCGGAAGTGACGCGGGACAGGATTTCCTGCACCGTAAGGAATGTCCGATAGAAAACAAACGGAGCTCGCTGGGGATTGATGCAATAGCTCGGAAAGAAAACATCCCCATCTGGGGCGCAGGTCTGAAGAAAAGGACGATCAACGGACATGCGGCTCACCGGAATCTCGCCTTCGCCTTTTTCGCGCAAATCCTTCAATGCCTTCTTTGCCCGATTGTCTTTTAGGTCTGGGTAAACGGACTTCAGCATTTCGATGACTTGCTCATCGTTCTTGCTGTCCATGATGATGTTTGCCAACTCAGGACTGGTCTGGTTGATCTGCTCAAGGTTTACCTTTTGCAGATAACGCTTTTCCATTCGCTCCCAGCCCACGTAGGTGATCATCAACCCACGTTCAAGGAAGTAGTTGCCAGCCAACTCCATCTCCTCGCGGAAACGGGGAATGTAGCTGCTCACCATCCACTTCAAGAATGCGCTTACCACGCGAGCCCGGCCAGCATCAGACGACTCCACCGGGTAGGCTCGGATGTTCGCCTTGATCAAGGACGACATGAACAACGAAACGTAGTTGTTGATGCGCTCCTCAATGATGCGAGCCTCCGTATCAGAGGCCCCTTCCCACGGAAAAGCATCACCGCCATGCTTTCGCAAGTCAGCGGACTTGCCCGGCCAATAACAACGACGACCATCGGAGCTGCTAACGCATTGATTAAAATACGTTGAAAGCTCGTTGAGTGTGCGATTGTATGCGCCCACCAGCGCAACAACATCAGGACCGTCAGGGGAGACGAACGTTAGGGCTTGTTGCTGCTTGGATTGTGACATGATTTGGCGCGGGAGATGGCGTTCTTTATGATACCACAGACATACTCCCTAGTCCTACCAATGCGGTCGGCAAGCTCATCGGGGAAAATTTCCTCCGTTGAACGGGTTATACGCATCCTTTCAAACTCATAGTAAATCAACCTGTCCGAGTGCTGGACAAGCCATTTGCTATTAAGAGTCTGATCAGGAATAATTTTGCAGGATTCGGTAGGACGTCCCCGCTTCATCTGAAATAGCCTCTACGTGAACGCGTTTTCCAACCAGCTTTCCGCTAAGGCGCTTAGGGATTACCACGGGAATCTTGCCGTCCTTGCCATCAACCTTGCAATAAATCCATTGCGGATTTGGAGCTTGAGAAATGCAGGTGGCTTCAAAGATGTTGGTCTGTTCAGGCGGCTTGGGCTTTTCAGGAACAGGGGCAGGATCGGGAACCCGCTCATAAACATCGGTTTTCTTGGCAGCAACCTTTGTTGCAAAGGTCTTCATCAATAACCTCCTTTGGTGGTTGTTTTGGTTTTAAGCAGATCAGGGAACACGTAGATTGCTCGGCTTACAGCCAGATAGCGGATGACATCAATGGGATCCTTCCATGCTTCATCCAGCCCGCCTTCGGCTGTATATTCCTGCAAGGCGGAAATGATGTTCTGGCACCTGTCCGAAATATAGAAATGCGGGCGGTTGATACTGTCGATTGGCGCTCCCTTATTGTAGGCCATCTTTGTTTGCAGGGCCTGCAAGCCATCCTCAATGTCCAAACCCGGCGCAGGGATGAAAGTCAGCCCGGCATCCATAAGGTCTTCTATAACGGACGATACGCCGCTTAACGTCTGATATTTGGCTGCACCAAGGCGAGGGTCAATGAAACGTTCAAAGATGACATCCTTCGTTTCCGCTTCGTAGCTGGTGATCAGGTCAACATAATCCTTGATGCCATAACCCAGCCCCTTGGCCCCCTCACCGGAAGTCCATTTGCCGCCGTGCCATTTGGCCCAATCGCCAATGTTTGCATCCGGCCACTCACGGTAGACGTACCACGTATCCGTCTCATCCACCGCCACCCAAGCCATGAACCAGTTCTTTCGACCAGCCGGGTCGAGGATCATGTACTTGGTCTTGTTGCTCAGATCAATCTTCTCGTGCGGAATGACATTCACCTCGCGGCTGAAGTTGGGGAACTTCGTGGACATCGACTTGGTGGCGATGCCATACGCGCGGGTGAGGATCTCGTTCTCGGGCCTGTTGGCTAGGTCTTTGGCGATTCGTTCGTATCCGCCGAACGGATTGTCCTTGGAGTGGAAGTAGACGACGACCGCGTCACGATTCTTTGAACGCTGAATGTAGGGGACTGATTTCCCGTCCAAGAGGTCGGCGGATTTCTCCACCAGCGTAGAAGCGCCTTGTACATAGTCTCTAACCACCTCCGTGTATCCATCAATGGGAGTGAAAGTGACAAGTAGCTTACTGTTACGAGTAGCAAGACGAAACCTAAGAGTAGCGAGAAGCTCAGGACCAATAAGGTATTCGTCGCACCAAGCACCAACATTAATCCAGTTTGGGGAACGGCAACCCAATTCGGCGCCCTCCAAAATCGTATCATTGTTAAGAAACTGCGCATACGTCTTGAAGATGATGGCGCTTTTGCTGTTGGGCAGAATGAGGCTCGACTTGCTGAAGCCGTTCTTGCGCGTGTAGGAAACGTTCTCCTCCGTGCCCAATACCTTTACCCGGTATTCCTCGGGCAAGGCATCATAGATAGCGCTCTGCTGCTGACGGATGGAAACATCTGCATTCTGGGCAAAGCACATGATGGTGGAGCCGGGATTCTCCACGGCAGCCTTCACCACCATGTACGCCGCCCAAGTTGTTTTGCCGCTGCGATTGCCACCGCTCACCAATATCTCGGACGTTGTGGCAAGGTATTCCTCCGCATCCTTCCAATGCTGGAGCTTCCAGCCATACCGATAGGGATCTCGTTTGCTATTTGCGATTGCCGAATGGTAGATGCCGTGGAGTTTCAGCACCTGCTGCGGCTCCATCATCGCCAACTCCTCATCCGTGGGCGGCTTGAGGATTTCGTGTTTTTCCCAAATAATACTCATCTAAAACGAATTGCAATTAGGATTTTCCACAATCCAACACTCATCGACCAATACTGGCTAAAGCTGTTATGCCGTTTTCCAGTTACCACATCCGTCCAACCAGAAGCAATCTGAGCCTTGGTAAACCAAATACCAAAACACGGTCTAAGCGCTGTCTCCGTGCTTATTCTCATGTTGCGGGATCAGCAGGCTTGGCAACAACGTCTACGCTGCTGGCCTTCAGCTTGGCTTTCGCCTCCTCAATGGCCTTCATTGCATCCTCAAGGCTGGGAGCCGCACTCTTGTGCTCAATCGTCACCTTGTTCCCCTCGGACGCCATGAAATACTTGTCCGCATAAATGCCGTAGGCCATTGCCAAATCCCTGATGTTTGTCCGCCGAAGCGCATTCTCATCTTCCGACAACATCTTCATCTTCTCCTGCTGCAACAGCCTAGCCCCCTCAATCAGCTCAATTGCATCCTGAGCAATGATCTCCCGGCGGCTATCCACCAGCCCCTTATGCCTCGCTTTCAACCCCACCAGCGTGTACCAATCCACCCCCTCTTCCTTCATTATCGACTTCCACGACTGCCCACCAGCCATCTTCTCAATGCACCGGGCAGCCTTCTCGGGGTTCCTTGCCTCCACCAACCGTCGGTTGTCCGCCGCCTCCACAATCGAAGACGCTATCTTCTTTCTCAATTGTTTGCTTTCACTCATAAGTCGTTATCCCACAAACCCCACCGCCCGTCAATCACTTTTTTTTAAAATAATGTGTAACCTTTGCCCCCTTTCCCCCGTCCCTTAATACCATTTACCACCCCAGCACTCCTGTGCCTACTTGTCCTACTGGGCAGTTGCAAAAAAAATTTAATAGGTCGGTTTACCCAATCATCGTTAAACCCCCCATCGCCCGAACAACCCCCTCCCCCCCCCTACCCCTTTGGAGCCCAACGGGCTGCACTATTCCTCTGAATCATGTGAATAAGATGTGGATAACACGGGGATTGGCGCGTGAGAGCATAAAAAAAGGGACAGAACCCATTGCTGGGCGCTGTCCCTTGATTGTCGGTGGGCTAGGGTTTGCTTGGCGGGTCGCTAGGAGGTCGCGTGAAGACTACGATAAGCAGGAAGATGGCTAGGATGAGAGCACCTAGCAGGAGGTCAATGAGGCGGCTCATTTGAGCATCTCCTTGAGGGCCTCGAGGTGTTCTATCCGCTTGATGTCGTGCAGCTTGGATAAGCGCAGGGCTTCGGCGGATAGTTCCGAGTGTTGGTCGTCATTGACACCTGTGACGTAGCCGTCGCAGATCCAGATGCGCGGTTGGGTTTGCGTGCCCAACCACTTGAGGACGGGGCCGTCGATGATGTTGCCTTGGCCCGTTTCGTCACGGAAGTGACGGATGGCGTTTTCGTTGGCCATGCGGCCCTGTTCGGCTACGATGGCGATCTTGCCTGCGTCCCCATATCCGCAATAGATGGCAACCTTGGCTGCGGGTGCCTTTTCGAGGATGTTGGCGATGGCTTTGGTGCTGATGTTCATTGACCCTGAGGCGTCGATGATGAACGTGCCGCCCTTGTTGGCATTGCGGCGGGTGGGGCGTTTGAAGGCGCGTCCGTCGGTGAGCAGGCGATGGATTGTGCCAACGCGGGTGCCTATCATCATGGAACGCTTTCGGCGGTCGCCCTCGATCTTGCGCTGCTTTTCGAGGTGGAGCTTGCGTATCTCGCTGAGCTTGCCCCAATTGGCCTTTCTGGTGGCGTTCTTATGCCCCATGAGGCTGTGCATGTGGCGCTTGATGGTCTCGTCATCGCTGTCGATTGCCTCGTGCGCTTGGGATAGGAGCTTGCGCAGCAGCTTCGCGGCCTTGATGGTTAGCTTGAACGTCGGGATTTCGCCCGATGTTGTCTTGCGCTTGCCCGACAACGTTTGGCCGACCATCTTGCCTATGCGATGTGCAACTCGCAATAGCTCACCGTGGTCGTCCGTTGTTGGCATTTCTGGCAAAACGATCGCTCTTTTGTTGATCGCGATTATTACATCGTCATGCATCTTTCTGAACTCGTCGTACAGCTTAAGAGGGCCATGTAATCCACGCGGAACTGCCGTCGTGTGTTGCAGCATCAGGTGCGCATAGCTTTCGAGGATCGCATGCTTGTCTGCTGAGTTGGCGATCTGATCTACCAGACGCGCATGCGTCTGTGGCGTTGAGCATCCCATGTCACTCGGCAGTAGGTTCTTGCGATAGAGCGCGGTGGCTATGCGTAGATCCTCGACGCATTGGAGGTCGTGGTTGTTGAAACCGTGCTTGGCACATAGCTTGGCTGGCGAGATGCCGGGCGTGATTGCCGCATGCATCAGTTCGTGCATGCGGACAAACTGCTCGTTGGCTGCGCCTGCGGGAGGTAGACCCATCTCGTTATTGATGGGATCGGTGTAGCCCTCTGGCATGTCGTGGGCGGGTGCGGTTTGGACTACCTTCCACGCCTTGCCGTTGATGGCCTCGGGCAATGGCCGAGATGGATGTTGTTTATTCTTTTGCATGTTATTAGACCGTGGCGGCTTCGTTGACGGTGGCGGCGGCAACTTTGATGCTGTCGAGGATTGCGTTGGCGCGGCTCTTGCCGAACACGGCGGTGGCGGCAACCTTCTCGTCCACAACCTTGCACAGGTCGTTGAACGTGAACCAGCTACGCATGGAGATGCGCTCCGATTGGTTGGGATGCGTGGCGGACGCCTTGGCCGCTTTGCGCTGGCACTCGGGCAGCATGTTGATCATTTCGGGGTGCGGCTCGTCGATCTCGATGACCTGCGAGAAGCGGGACTTCATGCCCTCGGTCCGCAGCGCCTCCCCAGGGAGGAGGTTGGACGTTGCAACGCAGGTAAATCCCTCGGCGGGCTTGAGCGTTTCGCCCGTGATGAGGTTCATCTTGGCGGAGCCGGTGCCGTCAAGCACCGTATGTAGGAGCGACTCGACGTCGCCGTTGGCCTTGTCGATCTCGTTGATGACGAGTCGGCGGCCGAAGCGCCAAGCCGTGGCAGCGGGGCCGTCCTGCCAGACGAAACCTTCGTTACCGCGATTGATGTAGTACCCCAGCAGATCGGCTGCGGAGGTTTCGTCGGTCATCGTGATTACGACCGCGTCTGACGCGCCCTGATGTTGAGCCGCGAACGTCTTGCCGGTGCCAGCAGGACCGTGCAGGAACAGAAAGCGGTTGTTGGGCATACGACCGAGGTTGTCGAGGAGAGCGTTGGCGACGTGCCAAACGCTGTTCTGGTCGATAACGCTGGTCGTGGAGGAGCTGGTGCTCTTGTTCATGTTGTGTGTACGTAGTCACGCAGGTTGTGTGGCCTGCGGCTCAAACGCGAGCGACGTATCCCATTAGTGGGAAGTGAGAATCCCGAGCCGAAGGCTCGGGAAAAATTTTTAGCCGAGGATGATCTGGACGCAAAGCCAAGCGAAGCCGCCGACGATGACGACGCCGAGGATAAAATCGCAGAACTTACGCTTCATACGAGACGGTGATAAAGTTGGAGTTGAGGTTGAACCGTCCTTGACGCCAAGCCTTGACGGCGGCGTTGCGGTTGATGATGACGAGGTGAGTGGGGTTCTTGCCGGGAGCGGCCATCGAGTACGCAAACGGATACTCGCCTTTTCTGGAGAGGTAGTATGTGCCGAAACGCTTAAAGAGCCGATTGGGGCGCGTAATTTTGGTGAGCTTCATAGTCGTATGGGGGCGTTACCCCATTAGAAGAGTTGTTGGTTGTTGGATCAATCCTCGTGTTGGTCGTAAGTACCGCGACGGTCTGAGACGACTTCCGTGAAGTCGTCGTTCAGGAATTCATTGATGAGCATGATTCGCGCATTGAGCCAGAACACGCGTGTTTTGGCTGAAGGGTTGTTTTTGGAAGAACGTTCCGCCCACTTTAGGTCTCTGGAGAGGGTTTCGATGTGGCTCTTGATCATCGCTCCCGTCCAACGGGTGATGTAGTTGAGGTCGTGGCTCACGTTGCCAATCACGAATACCATTTCGTCGGCTTCGATCTTGTTGCTGAGAACTTCTTTGCGCGAGCGATAGCTGCGCACGATATCACTAGCATTGTCGTCCCACATTTCATTCTTATCAGCAGGACGGAACGTCCCATCCACATTCCTAAACTTAGTGACTGGATGGCCGCTTGTAGCTGGGCGGGACGACTGGCTGGCGAGAGGGTGACGGTGTTTCATAACGACCCTTCAGAACACAAGGGTCAAGGAGGAGCGCAGGCGAAGCCGAGAACTCCTTGAGGGCGCAGCCCCTTGCCCTTGTGTTATGAGTTTGGGGCGATATGGAACAACGGCTCCGCCGAGCCTGCACGTCGCCAGCCCAGCGGAGAGCGGACAGACAGGCACCGCTATACCACCGAGGCCGAAGGCCGAGCATTGGATGCGGGGGCGTCGCGGGGGCGGCAGCCCCTGCGTCTCTGCACATTTGATTGCTTGCGAAGCAAGCAGCCAATAGGCAGAGCCCCATAAATACATGCGAAAAACGCATGTGTTGCAAGCGATTGCTGGTAAGTAAGCTACGTTGTTACGCCATAAGATTATCTAATGATGAGAGAATCCTGGCTGATAGGTAGACACGGCTACGGGTTATTAGCGTTGCTGCACGTTATTAAAGCGCGTGCTGCTAATTTTTAATAACGCAATACGCGTACGCATTGGCTGGCTGCTGGAAAGTTTGAGTGCGCCACCGGCCAGCGAAGCTGCCGGGGGCGCGGAGAATGTCACACTTTTTGCCGGTGGCGTTGAGAAGTTTGAAGCGCCAAAAGAAAGTCACACTCTTTGCCGAAAGTTTTATTTGACAATGCGCGGGAAATCGAAATGCTTCTGGGCATGGGGCGTTGTGTGTCGCTCCTACCGCGTTTGTGTGTCGCGGTTGCCCTCTGGTCCTCAAGGCCAGAGGGTTTCTTTTTTCGCAAGGCGTTGGTTTCCAATACCGCAAACCGGCTTAGAAGGAAATGTTCTTGACACGATTTTTTCCTGATGGAATATCCCAAGCATTCCTCCGAAGGTTTGGGAAATCCCGGGCATCTGGTGATGCCAGAATTCCATCCCAAAAATAATTCAAAAAAGAATTTGCTTTTTGATTTTTGTTAGGCAGGGTCAAAACGAAAACTAAAACATATGATCTCAAAAGAAAACAAAGCTCTAGAAGAAGCCCGGGCAATCATCTCGGGATTCATGGAACGCTGGGAAGCTCCCACTTGCGTGGAACAAAGCGACATCGCTGAAGCCGCCAAGGTGTGGCTCAAGAATCACGACGCGGATGACGACGTTGAGCCTTACTGCAACATTTCGTTGACGAGCGGGGACAACGGAGCCGTGCTCACGGTGTTCAGCTTTGTTCCCAGCTTCAACAAGCACAACCCGCATGAGACGCACAAGCTCGGCGCGGTTATTGCCGAGACCGTCCGCGAATGGTCGCAGGACGAAAACAATTCCTCCCATGAATTTGGGAGCAACTAAAACCAACAACCAACACAACTATGCCCATCGTTAAAGCTGAATCCAAGTCTGGTCAGGACCCGGTGCCTGCTGGCGTTCATCACGCCGTGTGCTATGCCGTCATCGACATCGGCACGCAGGACCCCAACAACCCCACGTTCCGCCCGTCTCGCAAGACGATCATCATTTGGGAGCTTCCCCATGAGACGATCACCACGCCCGATGGCCCCAAGCCCCGGGTGATCAGTTGCGAGTACACTTGCAGCATCGGCAAGAAGGCCACCCTTCGCTCCGTGCTGGAGTCTTGGCGCGGTCGTCCGTTCACGGCGGAGGAGCTGAATGGCTTTGATCTGAAGAAGATCATCGGCCACAATTGCCAGCTCAACATCGTCCACAAGCCGGGCAAGGCTGATCCGTCGCGCATCTACGCCCGCATTCAGAGCGTGGTGCCGCTGGTCAAGGGCATGTCCCCATTAAAGCCTGCGAACGAGGTGATCTACTACGACATCCCCGACGCCGGCCCGATCAACATTCCTCCGACGATTCCTGAGTGGATCGCTGCGAAGATCATTGCGTCCGACGAGTACAAGGAGCGCAATGCCGGGGTCCACACGGAGGCCACGCAGGTTGCACCTGAGGGCGGCGACGACAAGGACGTTCCGTTCTGAGGTTTGATTTGACGTTAGGGTTGGCCCCTGTAGCTCAATGGTAGAGCACCTGTTTTGTAAGCAGGGTGTTGCAGGTTCAAGTCCTGTCAGGGGCTCTGTTTCTAGGGTAGGAAAACACACAAATGACCACACAAAAAAGCACGATAAACCTTCCCTTCTCCGAGGAGGGGGAACGCACAATTCTTTCCTGCATCCTGATGGATGGACAGGCGGCTCTCGCCAAGGCGATTGATGCCAAGCTGAGCGAGGACAGTTTCTATGACCCCACCTACCGGAAGGTGTGGCGGGCCATCCAATGGCAGCACAAGAACAACAAGCCGCTGGAGCTTTACGCCCTTGCCGAGGAACTGAAGAAGAACGGAAAGCTGGAGGAGATTGGCGGCTATCCCGCGCTGGTTGATGCCACGCAGGCCAGCAACACCACTCTGGAATACGGCTACTGGCTGGAGAAGGTGAAGCACCTGCAAGTGATGCGGGATGTCTACGCTTCCTGCACGAAGATGTCCGAGAAGGTGCTGGCTAGGTCTGGCAGCGTTGATGATTTCGTTGCCGAGATGAACGGCATCCTGTCATCGCATCATGCCACCAAGTCGCAGAAGACGGTGGAGGAAGCAGCAGACGAGGCCATTGCGCTTGTCGAGCGGGTGGAGCGTGGCGAGTTTACAGAAAAGGACATGGGGCTTTCGTTCCCTTGGCCTGATTGGGACAAGCGGTTTGGTCTGGCGAAGCCCGGCGAGCTTATCATCATTTCCGCTAGGCCGGGCATGGGCAAGTCGTCGTGCATGCGGCAGATTGCCGACAGGTGGAGCGAGCTTGGCAAGGTGCTCATCTTCTCGCGTGAGATGACGGTGGAGCAGATGACCCCGCTGGTGGCGCAGACCAATGCCGAGGTGAGCTTCAAGAGCATCCTCAAGGGTCACTCCACGATGGAGGAGATGACCCGGTTCAAGGCTGAATTGGTGAGGATCAAGGGCCGCAAGACCATTGATGTCTATGACCGCGACCGCACGCTGAGTCACATTGTGACACGGGCCAAGGCGTTTGCCCAGATCAATAAGCCCAAGGCCATTTTCGTTGACTACCTTCAGCGGTATGACGCGCAGCAGGAGCGGGGCGAAACCCGCGACGTTGCCCTTGGGCGGTTTACGATGGCGATGAAGGATCTTGCCATCGAGCTAGCCATCCCCGTGGTGCTGCTGGCCCAGCTTGGGCGTTCCGTGGAGAAGGAGAACCGGGAGCCGCGCATGTCTGACCTCCGTGAGTCGGGCAACCTTGAGCAGGACGCTGATCGCATCATCTTCCTTAACGCGCCAGACCACAAGCCAGACGGGTCCATGCAGCAGATTACGGACAATGACGTTCGTTTCATCTACGTCGATGCCATCCAAGCCAAGGGTCGTTCCGACGGCACGGGACGATGCGGCATGATGTTTGACCGGCCCCTCACTAAGTTTAACTCTTACATCGCAACATGAAGGAAAAACAAGACAAGCTATTAGAAATCCTGCTGGCTTTGATCATCATCATGGTTGGCCTAGCCATTGCTAGTATTGCCACAGACCTCGTGCTCAAGATCAAGAACGAGGGTCAGACGGTAAACAGATTTATCTTGGGAAAATAAAAACATGAACACAAACACACCGCTAACAGACGCAGCAATCGCAGACAGTTTCCAAACTGGCTTGCATCAAAAAGTTAAGGCAGAAGAAATGCGCAAGCTGGAGCTTAGGGTTGCCGAGCTTGAGGCTGATATCAAGGAATACGAGCAGGACATGCTTGACATGGCTTGGTTCGACATTCACCTAAGCCCAGAGGAAAGCGAAAGGCTTTTCAACGAAGAGGTGGAGGTTGGTAAACTTTGGGATCGGGTCAGAAAGGAAAGGACTGGAAAATGACACACGCAGACAGAGCAACTGAACTAGTATTGGGTGATCGTAACGCAGCCTATGGACATCCCGGCGAGGATTATGCCAAGGTTGCCAAGATTTGGAGCGGCTTGCTCTACCCAATCTTGCAACGAGACATCACCCCACAAGAAGCCATCCTTATGATGGTTGGCTTGAAGCTGGCGCGTGAGGTGCATATCCCAAAGTCAGATAACATCATCGACGCGCATGGGTACTTGTTGTGTTACGAGTGGGCGCTCAACGGTATGCGCCCGTCACCAAAGGAGGCGCAGCCGTGAGCGATACACCTAGAACAGATGCGATTGTTGCTGAGCTAGTTACTTTTCCTACACCAGAAACCATTATTGATTTAGCCGGTGAACTGGAGCGCGAGAACGCCGCGCTGCGCGAAGTGGTCGTACAATGCGAGGACGCTTTAAGGCACGCACTGATGATGTCTCCCCTAGATCCTTTTCAGCGCGGGAAGGTTATCACGGCAGCGTTAGACAAAGTCCGCTCGGCCATCGACGC